TTTATTACTCAGCTTGATGTTACTGTTCTTACAGAGCAAAACAACAAATTCGGAAACATTCGGCTTGTTACCAGAGAACCGGGAGGCGTGTTTCGTACTCAGGAGACGTTCTCTGTAGAGCAAGGCCCGATTACCTTGCCGTACTCTGTACCTGTTCAGATCCCTGAAAAGACGGATATCGAGTACAGAGCTATAGCTTCGAGCTCTCAAGCAAACCTTCGTGTTTCAGCGGCGTTCGAACTTTTGTATATTCAGAAAGCGGGACCTCTCTGATGCCTAAGATCGACAAGTCCAAGATGAAATGCAACAAGCCCAAGCGCCAGATCTCTGGCGGCAAGAAGTCTGTTGTGAAGGCCTGTAAGGACGGCAAGGAGAAGATCATTCGTTTTGGTGATGCCAACATGACTATCAAGAAGTCAGACCCCAAGCGTAGGAAGTCTTTCCGAGCGCGTCATGGATGTGATACGAAGAAGTTAGATAAACTATCGGCCCGTTACTGGTCGTGTAAGATGTGGTGACTGCTATGAGCCTAGTTCAAATAACCGCCGAGGAGCTTGAAGCGATGCTCGATCGCTCTGCAAAGCGAGGAGCAAGGGCCGCGCTTGAAGAGCTCGGGTTGCATGACGACACGGCTCCCAAGGATTTGAACGAGCTACGCAGTCTCTTGTCCGCATGGCGGGACACCCGTAAGGCTGTGTGGCAAACAGTTGTTCGACTGGCCACTGGTGGTCTGTTATTATTCATAGCAGGTGCTGTGTGGATGTCGTTCAAAGATAACGTGGGTCAGTAATATGAACCGCACTAACATGTCGTTTCAGGTAACTAAGCCGCCGGAGAAAAAGTCTAATGGCAGAAAAAACAAAGAAGGACGCCTGTTATCGCAAGGTGAAAGCTCGTTACAAAGTGTGGCCGAGCGCGTACGCAAGCGGAGCACTGTCGAAGTGCCGCAAGGTCGGCGCGGCAAACTGGGGCGAATCTTCTAAGAAGCAGAAGAAAGCTGAGGGTGGTTTGATTACTGCAGTTGACAACCCTAAGCGGCCTGCTCGTAATCGCTATAAGGATGGCGGGATGATTGCTTCTGGTTGTGGCTGTGTTGAAGAGAGCCGCCGCAAGAGTACGAGGACGTTTTAATGGCTAAGGAAAACTCTTTACGCAAATGGTTCTCGCAGAACGACGGGAAGGGCTGGGTCGATTGTAAGACTGGCAAGCCTTGCGGTCGTCAGAAGGGCGAGAAGCGTAAGGGGTATCCTGCTTGTCGTCCAACGATGGCGCAGTGCACATCTGCTGCGAAGAAGAAAAAGTCTTCTAAACGGATAAGCTGGAAAGCAAAAAACGGTGGCCTGGTAAGGGTGTTTTGATAACTGAGAGGAATATGTTATGAAGGATCTAAGTGGAGACGGTAAAGTGACTAAGAAGGATGTCTTGATTGGTCGCGGTGTAATTGAGAAGAAAAAAGGTGGCATGATTAAAACCGGCTATAAAGACGGCGGCACAATCAAAGGCTACGCAAACGGTGGGTGCGTCATGGTCAAGACAAACCAAAATCCAACGATAACGTAAGTTGATAAAATGACAACATCTGGTTCAAGAGATTTTAACCTCGACGTCGCGGAAGCGATCGAAGAGGCGTATGAGCGCATTGGTCTTGAGATGCGGACGGGTTACGACGCTAAGACGGCTCGTCGCTCGATGAACCTGATGTTTGCTGAGTGGGCAAACCGCGGGTTAAACCTTTGGACAGTGGCGACAGGTACCACAACGGTTACACAGGGTACTTCACAGTACACCCTTGCTGAAGACGTTGTTGATCTGTTGGACATGGTACTTCGTCGCAGCGGCACTGACTACGAGATGACCAGGATTAGCCGCGGCGATTACCTTGATTTTCCTAACAAGACAGATCAAGGCCGGCCATCGCAGTTCTACTTTGACAGACAGATCGCCCCTGAGATTACACTCTGGCAAACTCCAGAGAACAGCACGGATCAGCTGGTCTACTATTACGTGCAGCGCATCGAGGACGTAGACAGTCTCACTAACACTACAGCCGTTCCTTTCCGGTTCTACCCTTGCATGGTTGCAGGCTTAGCCTATTATTTAGCTATTAAGCGGGCACCAGATCGTGTTCAGATGATGAAATCGATCTATGAGGAAGAGTTCCAGCGGGCGGCCAATGAAGACGAGGACAAGGTTCCTTTGATGTTGACCCCTAGTATTCGTTACTTGAGGGTCTAAGCCATGTCGTTTGCTTCAGACAAGAACGCCTTTGGAATATCAGATCGCTCGGGTTTCCGGTATCGTTTGCGTGATATGCGTAAAGAGTGGACTGGCGCTCTTGTTGGCTCTGATGAGTATGAGCCAAAGCACCCGCAGCTCTATCCGCCAAAGCCTGGGCCAGATCCGCAGGCTCTTCGAAACCCACGCCCTGATCAGCCAGAAGCCTTGCAGGTTTATGTCGATGTGCCCACAGTAGAGGCACCTAGCCTTGTGAATGTTCGTATGATAGGTAAGGCAGGACAAGTTACGGTGGTGACAACATGAGCTTTACATACGGTCAACTCAAACAGGCCATCCAAGATTACAGTGATTACGACGAAACCACTTTCGTCAACAACCTTCCGTTGTTTATTCGTATGGCGGAAGAGCGCATTCTTAAACAGGTGCAGCTCTCTTTGTTTCGTAAGAACGCCACAGCGAGTGTGTTCGCCAACGGACAGTACGTTACACTACCTACAGATTTCTTGGCGCCGTTCTCGTTGTCGTTGACAGGGACGGATGGAGACAAGTTCTTCTTGTTGTTTAAAGATCCAAGTTTTGTGCAGGAATATAACCCGGACCCGACCACAACAGGCGCTCCTGTGTACTTCTCTCAGTTTGATTTAGACAACCTTGTTCTGGCTCCGACGCCAGACGCGGACTACACCGCCGAGCTGCACTACTTCTATCGTCCCAACAGCATCACGACCTTGTCCGATGACGGAACCACTTGGCTTAGTATCAACGGAGAAATGGCTTTGCTTTACGGCGCCTTGCTTGAAGCAAACATTTTCCTTAAAGGTGAGCAGGACGTTATGCAGATGTATTCGTCTCGCCTCCAAGAGTCCATCGCGGGCTTGAAACTTCTCGGAGAAGCAAAAGAGGTGACGGATGAGTATCGTCGTGGTAAGGTGGTGAGGCCAAAGCAATGACGGTTGGTTTTTTAGACGTACCCAAAGACATTCCACTTGTCGGTGTACGCACAACGAGTAATCGAGGGTTTTCGCCCGAGGAGCTCGCAGAGCAGGCCGCAGAACGGATCGTCTCCGTTTCTGACTCGGCCCATCCCACGCTTAGAGCGCAGGCGCATGCTTTTAAAAAGCAGATCGCAAAGGTCGTCGAAGAGTACCTTAAACAATCTATTCGCAGCGACCGTACAACTGTGTATAATGCCCTTAATGACTCTGGGCACCCCGAACTGGCCGATCTTATAAGGAGACTTTGACATGGCTTTCACCGGTAACTTCATGTGTACGTCATTCAAGAAAGAACTTCTTGAAGGCGGGCATAACTTTTTACTCAGCGGCGGCGACACTTTTAAACTCGCTCTGTATGACAACAACGCTTCGTTCACCGCAGCGACGACAGATTACACGGCTACTAACGAAGTAGGCGACTCTGGTTCGTATGCTGCTGGTGGTGGTGCGTTGACCCGCATCGATCCCACTACTTCTGGGACGACAGCGTTTACAGACTTTGCTGACCTGACGTTTACGTCTGCTACCATCACTGCTCGCGGTGCGTTGATCTACAACACAACCGAAGGCGCAGGCACAGGCACAACAAACTCCGTTGTGGTTTTGGATTTTGGTGCTGACAAGACCTCAACATCAGGCGACTTCCAGATTGTTTTCCCAACTGCGGATGCGTCCAACGCTATCATCCGTATCGCCTAAACACTTTAAGGAGAGCGCGGCATGGCCCTTGTTGTCAAAGACCGAGTTAAAGAGTCGAGTACGACTTCTGGGACCGGAACATTAACGCTCGCAGGCGCGGTAACAGGCTTTCAGGCTTTTTCTGCTGCGCTCTCCAACGGCGACACTACCTACTACGCCATTGCTGAATCAAGCACTGGTGCATGGGAAGTTGGACTTGGAACTTGGGCAACTGGTTCCTCAACTCTTACTCGAACAACAGTGTTGTCTAGCTCCAACAGCGGCTCTGCAATTAACCTGTCGGGCGCGGGTGCTGACGTTTTTATAACTCAACCTGCGGACAAGGCAGCATACTTCGATGGGTCGGGAGACCTGGCGCTCAACCAAGATCCGACCTCCGCACTCCAGGCTGCAACGAAGCAGTATGTTGATACGATTGCTGCGGCGGGTATTCATTATCACGACCCCGTCCGGGTTGAGCGTGAGGGCAACCTTACCGCAGCGTACAACAATGGAACAAACGGCGTTGGAGCTACTCTTACAAACTCTGGTACTCAAGCTGCTTTGGTTATTGATGGGGTGACTCTCAACAGTGCCGACCGTGTTCTTGTGTACGAACAAACGGATCAGACGCAAAACGGTGTATACACCGTCACCAACACAGGCTCTCCCAGCACAAACTGGGTTCTTACCCGTGCTACAGATGCTGACAGCTACGGTCCCTCTGATCCTGACTCACTTGGTCAGGGCGATGCTTTCTTCGTTCAGGAAGGTGCGGCGGGTGCTGGTGAAACGTATGTGATGAATACCGTGGGTACGATCACCTTTGGTACTACAAACATTACGTTTACTCAATTCTCCTCTGCACAGATTTACTCTGCGGGTGACGGTCTGACGCTTACAGGCGTAACCTTTGCTGCGGGGGCTGGCACCGGTGTGACTGTCAACGCAAATGACATTGCGATTGGTCAGGATGTAGGTACATCTGCGGATGTCACGTTCAACACCGTCAGTGCTGATCTAACAGGAAATGTGACCGGGGCGGTCACGGGTAATGCGTCTACTGCTTCTGCATTACAAACCGCTCGAAACATTGCTCTGTCTGGCGCTGTCACTGGTTCAACCAGCTTTGACGGTTCTGGTAACGTAACGATCGCAACTACGGCGACCTCCGACCCTACGATCACGTTAGGTGGAGACTTGAGCGGCTCTGCTACGCTTACGAACTTGGGCAACGCTACGCTTACCGCCACTATCAATGCAAACTCTGTTGCTCTTGGTACAGACACAACAGGGAATTACGTTGCGAGTGGCGCAACAAGTGGCAACGGAATTTCAGGTTCTGCCAGTTCAGAAGGCGGAGCATTCACCGTTACTTCCAACGCCACAAACGCCAACACTGCAAGCACAATTGTATTTCGTGATGGCTCTGGCAACTTCTCAGCAGGTACAATTACTGCGGCTTTGAGCGGCAACGCTTCTACCGCGACTTCTGCAGCGGCGCTGACCACGGCTCGTAATATTGCTTTGTCCGGTGACGTGACAGGTAACACCAACTTTGATGGTTCTGGCAACGTCAGCATCACTACCACGATTGCGGCTGACTCTGTCGCTTTAGGAACAGATACCACAGGTGACTATGTAGCAGGCGTTACTGGTGGAACAGGTATCACCGTTTCAGGTTCAGCAGGGGAAGGTTGGGCTCCTACTGTCTCTCTTACTGCCGCAGGCGCTGGTTCAGGAACGTATGGCTCCACTTCTAGCGGCACTAAGATTGATACTATTACACTAGATGCCTACGGACGAGTGACAGCAGTAGCAACAGGCACGACGGGCGACATTGAGGGCGTTACAGCGGGTAGCGGTCTGACTGGCGGGGGCTCGTCTGGTTCGGTTACTCTTAACGTAGGAGCGGGAACAGGCGTCACCGTTGCTGCTGACACTGTTTCAATTGGTCAGGACGTGGGTACGGGAAATAGCCCCACGTTCGCCGGTTTAACCTCTACTGGCATTGTTTTTTCTGAAAGCGTTCAAGAGGATTATGACGCTTTGTCGGGTACTTCCCCCGCCCCCGATGCAGACAATGCGGGTGGCTTTAGCCTTACCATGACAGGCAACACTACGTTTTCTTTTGGCAGCGTCACTTCTGGTCGTGCCGTAGGCTTTGTCCTTCAGGTAACGGGCAACGGTTCAACCCTCACATGGCCATCATCTGTTGATTGGGCTGGTGGTACAGCCCCAGATGCACCTGCAAGTGGTGAAAGCAATCTATATGTGTTCTATACTAGAGACGGCGGCACCAACTGGATAGGCGTACTATCTGCGGCGGCTTATTCGTAAGGGATAACGAATGTTTGGCTTCACCCCCTTTGCCCAGTCAGCTTTTTCCGACAACGGCGTTGTCGACGTCAGTGTCTCAATCACTGGCGTTTCTGCTGCTGCGCAGGTGGGTGCGGTAACTGCACGAAACGTAAACAGGGTTTTCCCGACTGGGGCGGATGCCACAGCTTCCGTAGGATCAATCGACAGCGTTACCGGAAGCGCCGTTGTTTCTCCAACCGGGGTTGCGGCCACGGGGGAGATTGGCTCTCCTTCGATTTCAGGGAACAGCACTCTCAGCCTTGTGGGTGTTTCAGGGACTGGAGTTGTCGGCACGACAACGGTTAGCGCAGACTCTAGCGCAACGGTAACGGGCCTTGAGGCCACAGGTGCTGTTGGTGTAGCTGAAGGTCGGGCCGGTGCCGACGTCCCTGCAACCGGTATCGCGGCCACAGGCGCGGTCGGCTCTGTCACCATTGTTGAGGGGACAGGCATCGATGTTCCTGTGACGGGGCTGGAGGCTATTGGTGCGGTCGGCTCTGTTACTACCACAGCAGGCGCAACAGTGTTCCCAACTGGCGTTGAGGGTAGCGGAGAAGTGCGTCGTGTGTTAGTTTGGAGCAACATCGTCCCTGATCCCGGCACTGTTTGGACCGAGATAGCGGCATAAGGAACGGACATGGCTAGTACATACACTGTAAACACTGGTATCGAGCTCATAGCTGACGGCGAACAGTCCGGCACCTGGGGCGATACTACGAACACAAACCTTCAGATCGTCGACCGCCTTACGAGCGGCGTGGGTACGATAACGCTTTCTGGCACGACGCACACTTTGTCCACGTCGGATGGTGCGTTGTCCGAGGGCCAATACAAGGTGTTGGTGTTTGGTGGTACTCCAAGCGGGACAAACACGGTTACTGTTACCCCGAACGATCAGGGCAAGCAGTACTTCGTTGTTAATAACTCTGGGCAAAGTGTTATTATCTCGCAGGGTTCGGGAACCACTGTGATTGTTGCAGACGGTGCTACCGGCATCGTTTACTGCGATGGCGGAGGGTCCGGTGCTAATGTTGTCAGCCTCACTGCTGATTTGTCGGGGGTCCTTAATGCGGCGAACAATCTGTCGGACTTGGCGAGTGCTGTTACTGCATTGACTAATTTGGGCCTCACGGCCACGGCGGCGGAAATTAATGTTCTCGATGGCATTACGGCTGACACCGCTGAATTGAACATTCTCGATGGGGTGACGGCAACCACTGCCGAGCTGAACATACTCGACGGCGTTACAGCCTCCACCGCCGAGTTGAACATTCTCGATGGGGTGACGGCAACCACTGCCGAGCTGAACATACTTGATGGCGTTACAGCTTCCACTGCGGAGCTAAACTACAACGACATCACTACTCTTGGAACGTCACAAGCGTCCAAGGTAGTCACCGCCGACGCTAATGGAGACGTTCTTTTTAGCGAAGAGTTAAAAGCTAAGTCTTACAACGACACGTT